CTGCATAATCAAATGAGGATAGAGCGAGTTCAAGTCAAACGAAGCCACCCACTCATGCTTACCAATGAGCGGGTCTTTTACATATGCACCGACATAAGCATCGTTCTTACTATGCCTTTCGTTTGGTGGAATCACCATATTCTTCTTGCGAAGATGATTGTAGATGATCACGTCCCACATACGAACTTGAGTAAACACATCATCATAGTTGCACTTGTTATCGTAACATAGCGTAAGAGCAAGTTCGATCAGCTTCAGTTTATCTTCTAGCTTCTCGACAAGTTCAACGTCTCGAATGTTATACTCAATGAATAGCTGATAGTTATCTTTGTATAGAGTATGAAGATTGCCATACTCTTCATAAGACAACTTGCGCTCACCAAGTTCAACATGTGCGATGTTGTCGAGCTTATACGACACCTGAGAGTTACCACCGGGTGAATACTTACGATAGATTTCAATGAAGTCGATAGTCGAAATGCCCAACAACTCATACACAGCAAATGTGCGACCAAATGTTGTGACTTCTCTTTTGTTCAAGATATTCCACGGCGAAAGTCTCTTCGCCATATCTTCACCAAGAAGACGTGTGATGCGATTGACGAGATATGGAATGTCGAACATGCGAACATTCCATCCTGTAATGATATCAGGATAGTCACCAGACCACTCATCAACAAACCTCTTGAGAAGGTCTATCTCATCTCGACACTTCACATAACGAACGTTATCATTAGTATTGTTAAAATCGCCGCAGCCAAATACAACAAACTTGCTGCCCATCTTATACGTGATAGCAGTAATCTGTTCGTTGGCATAATCTGGTTCAGGAAACCCATTTTCAGATCCCACCTCAATATCAATATTGCAGACGTTGATGAGGTCTTTGTCCCAATCAACATCATCAGGAAAACGATCAGAGATAAAGCAATACTCATATCTCTGCATACCATATATCTTGAAGTTTTCCACACCCTCATACTGCTTAACAAAATCACGACAGTCGCGAATGGTGCCGGGATTGATCTCCGACACGTATTCACCCGTGACTGTCGTGAAGTTTGTGGCCTTAGAAGAGGGTACAAACAGAGTAGGATGGTAGTCCGTCTTTAGACGGACCTTTCTTCCATTGTCAACACCCCTGTAAAGAATTTTCGAACCATAGACCACAACATTTGTGTAAAAACTTTTCATTACGTTCCTGGAATGATTAGCTTAGAAGAAGGAGTTACGATGCCACTGAACATGGAGATATACTGACTAGAAAACTCCTTGACAGGCTTCATTGTGACTATAACATGAGCCTTGTGAATTGTAAACTCCTTGTCGTCAGAAAAGTCGGCCCAAGGTGCAAATCCTACAGTAGGAGTCTTAGGATTGCTTGCAGTGGGCATGATAACGATTCGAACAACATTCTTTACTTCGATATGTGTATCGCTTTCGCTGACGACTTCAGCCAGCAACTCTTCGCCGCTGATCATCTTGAGAATCTTGAGATTAGTAACCATTAGTCTTCGAACTCCATAATATAGTCATAAACGCCAATAGTAATCCACTTCTCAGGAACGAGAGTTACCTTAGAACCACTCTCAGTCTGATATGTGTACTTGTTATCAAAGTCAACAATCTTTGCAATACGCTCCCACTTACCGTCGAAAGCACGCTGCTTGAGGGTAGTCTCAAGAATGCTGTATCCATAAAAATTAGTCTTGCTCATTCTTCACCCTTTCAAAGGTCAATACCAAAATACTGATTGTCTTTTAGAAGCTTAAAGTCTTGCTTGTTATCCTCAATACAAGCATCACAGATTATACCCAACTTGTACTTGTCTGTCAAGACTCGATATATCTTACCATCGATTGTTCTGGAACCAAAAGAACCTACCAGATACTTATGATCTTCTCTCTCAAAGATTTCAGACGCACAACCCATTGCTTGCGTACATGGATGACCCGGTTCTTCTTCGAAGAGAGGTATGAACATCTTTCTACAGTGAGTGCAGGTAATCATTAGTCCCATAGCCCGCGATAGTATTTGCCGAAGAACATAAGACCTCTATCGATACGCTCATGATGCTTCTTATATCCTTCAGAATCAAAACTCACTGCCCACTGATTGTCCTGTTCAACAGGATAAAACTGCTCATCTGAATCTTCATCAACGATCTGCTCGAAAGCCCAAATTATCTCAGAAAGAACCCAACTCCAGCGGTCATGAACAGTGTTATCTGTGTGGTCGTTATCAGGACTTGCTTGTTCAGTCGGACGAAGATATTCGGGTGTGTCATTAGGTTCAACCCAAGGAGAACCATGCTTCTCTGATTGAAGTTGTCTCAGCATAGGTAGAATGATCAACGCAAGTGTATGATCCATTGACCAAGTATCGTAGTCATCAATTCTTACTTTTACCTTGCGGCCCTTCCAAGCATAAAACTTGTTCAGCGGTTGCAAGACAAGATTGCGGTAGACTTCAAAGGCTCCGAGAACGATCTTATCGGTCTTGGTATAGGTTTCTTCTGCGACTTCCCACGATTCTTTTTTATACATGCGACGAAACCACCACTCTTCAAGAGTGCGTGTGGTGTAGTACTTTTCATAAGGACCGATATAAACTTTCATCTCAGCATCCTACGTTAGTGTCAATCTCATGCTCATCAATCATCTTGGTCAACTGATCGCGCAGCGTCTTCTGAATACCAACACGAGTGAACATCCTTCTCGCTTCTTCACCCAGAAGAAACTCAAAGGTCGCACCACCATCAGCATCATCACGCTCAGATAGAACTTCAATATGCCAAGGATCAAGAGGTGGTGCGTAATCTTCATAAGTCTCTTCGAAGATATCCTTGGCGCAGAAGTAAAACTCACCGCGAACACCCTTGATGAGATAGTCACCAACTGCACCAGTCATGGTACCTTCAAGAGTATATACCATCATACCAGTCATAGAACCATCAGGTCTACGAACGATGTCAGACTTTGACCATGCAGCAAGTTCATCTGCATTCTCAATCGTGATCTGACGCGCTTCAATCGGAATGGGCTTCTTTGTATAGAACGGCATCAGTTCTTCTCCTGATATGTCTTCAGAACGTATCCTGATTCTAACGTCTTCTCAGAAACATACTCATGCGTTTCTAGAAACTTATCATAATCAGTCTGTGTCTTGATCTTCAGTAGGCTCAAAGTATAAGGATCAGCCTTTACAGATCGTGGTTGAATCATAACGATTTCATAGATTTCAGATTCAGTCATCACTTGACTCCGAACTTCTTTTCAATCGCATTACAAGCATCCCAGATAGCAGAACTCTTTGGAGGATTGCACATCAGCATAGATGTATTGTAACTCTGCTCTTTCATAGTGTCAATGCATTCTTTGATGATCAGTTGAGCGAACTTTTCATAATCGAACTTTTCATAATCGACCCAGTTCATCATTTCAAACCTTGCACCAGCCTTCCACATAAGAAGATCGATAAGTTCTTTATTCATCGTTTTTTCCACTACAGTTTGTCTAGAAAGATTTACATGCCACTCAATATCTTCTTCGCTTATGCCTGGACTAACAGCTTTCAAATCTCTAATAAACTGCGCTTCTGAAATATCTTTATGTTTCTTGATCACTACCCACCTCTAAATCTGATGCAAGAGCATATTCAAGCATTTAAAACGCCAACTGTCTATCATAGAATTGGCTTCTTGTCAATCTAGGCATCTCAATCAAGATGCCAGTTGGCTTGTGATAGAGACGAATAACTGTATTCCATCCACCAATACCCACACCGATACGCTGATCAATCACACGGATGTCGGTGTCCTTGTACAGTTGCTCATTCATCACTTCTCACCGAGATCAAGACAATCCTTCAGCGACGGGAAGATTTCTGTAATCTGATACCAAGCATCAGTTGCAACTTCACGATGTTCCTTCTGAGTTTCTGGACCCATACGCAACTGGCAATAATGAATCCAAGAACGTAGAGTGCCATTCATATACATGCGAGAAACGGTCAGACCTTCAGGAAGAACAGCACGAGCCTGTTCCTTAGCGATGTCGTGAGTAGTTGCAAAGTTATAAGCAGTCTGAACAGCTTCGGTCAAATCAGTTTGAATATTTAACCATTCACTCTTCAACGACCTCTTCTCATAAATAAGTTCACCAGTTTCACTATCAATCGCGACCTCAACATCAATCATCACATCGTCAATCTCAATGCTGTTCTGACGGTTCTTCTGATCCTGAAGACGAGCTTCACGAGTAACGAAACCCAGACTCTGAGTAGGATCAGCATAACGCTGGCTGAACTCTTGAAACGAGAACGAGCGATGACGGAGAATCTGACGAGCAATGTCACGAGTCGTTTCGATTTCCATCACAACATTGACCATCTCAAACGGCGACCAATGCTTGTGCTTTGCGAGATAGCGAAGCAACTTGGTTGCAGTCAGAGTATTGCTTTGATTGGAAGGATTAGAAACACGAGCCACATATGCAACGAACTTGTCGATAGCCATATGTGGCGATACACCCATAGCGGGATCATAGTTTGAAACTCGATTGCCGTTTTCGTCAATAAGTGACTGTGTAACAGCAATAGCCTTAGCAGTGTTCATGATATACCTCATAACGAAAAATGGAGCGGGTAGTCGGAATCGAACCGATCCTAGGTAGCTTGGAAGGCTACTGCACCACCATTATGCCATACCCGCAGTTGTATTACTTGACTTTCTTAGCCTTTGATGCTGTAGACTTCTTTGCTCTCTTCGGCGTACTCACCGGAGTTGTCTCAGCAGGAGCAGCAGGCGCTGTCTGTGTTACAGCATCTGTGATTTGTGGATTTACGGGAGTCTCTACCTTCGGACTACCGAATAGCTTATCTCTCACCCATATAAGAATGCTCATGTTTTAATCCTTTTACTGATTCCATACATTTCGGGAAAACGACGCTCCAAAAGAAGCATCGCATCCTCTATATAGCCATTCTTATATCGCCAAATCATTTCACAGATATAGCCGTCTTCCTCATATGAATCGTCATCATCAGAATGGACCACGGTATATCCGCGATCTTCAAGCTCATAGATCATTTCCTCATCATCAACCTCGTTGAGGTTAATATCGACATACGTATAAGCCATATCATCATCCCTCTGAGAACCTAGTCACGAAACGATCTTAAACACTCTTTTCAGGGAAGTCAAGTCTTTTTTGTACTCTTCTTCGAGTTTCCTTGCTGCACAGGCTTTGACGATTTGTTTACGGCGTTCTTCGGTGGCGAGGAACCACTCTTCAATTTCTTCAGCCGTTCTTGAACAGCCTTTGC